AACATCTATAAGCCTCTTTCATAACATGAATTGGGTCTTTAAGATGTTCTAGTGCATCATGTGCTCTTATAAGACCAACTTCTTCATTTTTAAAAGGCCACGGAGAATTAAGGTCATGAATAATATCACCATTTAAAAGATCGATAGACTTATACCCATTTGGTTTGCTAAAACCTCCACACAAATCTATTTTTAATAATCCGTTTAAATCGCACCACTTTTCAGCTAGTTGATAAATATACTTATCATGAATGTTTAGCGTTTCTTCCTGAATAAATGCATTCTTTTCTCCGTAGCATGTATTATCTTTATGTCTGTAATAAATATATAAACACTTGTCTATAAAATGCACTTTTCCTTGAATATATGTTCTGCAAAGGATTTCATGGTCGTCTAAAACTTCCATCTTGTCATTATGACCGCCTATCTTTTCATAAAATGATTTTTTCCATGCCCTAACATGGTTTGGAGAAAACCAAATCTTAGAAAAAGAAGCTGCTGAAGGCTCAAATGATATTAGTTCTAATATTTCTCTGCCTTTATAATTAAATGGTCTGTTCCTCCAGCCAAAATAGTCAGAATATACAAATGGTCTGTCGTTAAAATCAATTTCAGCACAATTAGAGTATGCAAAATCAATGTCTTGGTCTTTATTAAATGCGTTATAAAGTTCTTGCAAACAATCAGGCGTTAACTCATCGTCATGATCAACTTCAACGACTACATGGCAATTTCCAGCCATAGAAGCTTCTTTTTTAAATAAACCTATTAACTTTGAATCTGGCTTAGAAGATTTTATTATTCTTGGCTTAACAGCCAAAGATTCCATATCTATTTTTGCATTTCCATTTGGCAAAACAATCCATTCAAAATCTTTAAATGTTTGTTCTGCTAAAGACCTAGACAATCTAGGTAAATACTGGCCATTGTTTGTTGGTGTTGTTATAGAAAAGTATGGCATTATTTCCAACTGCTTTCTTCTAAGATGTTTTCGCCGTCTTGTAATTCAATTACTATAGCATTTGGTATGGATTTATAAGGAATAAAAATTAATAACTTTCCATATTCTTTAGTGTCTCTACCTTCGTCTATTTTAAAACATATCTCTGAATGTTTTGAATTAGATTTTAAAAATTTGCTTTTGTTATTTTTCTTTTTTGCTTCATTATATATTTTTTGCACATCATTAATAATTTCTTGATTAACAGATTTATTAGCGATTTCTTTGATTTTTTCAGTACTAGAAACAACTATGGTTTGTTTATCTGAAGACAAACATACATAAAAATCTGACTTGGTTCTTACATCTCTACCATGAACAGTTTCAAAACTTTCATTTCTAGGAATAAATTTCATGTATTCATATATAATATCGGATTGATTATCACGACACTTAAATTGAGCGGTTTTATTGTGCTTTAAACATTTATAATCTATCATTAGATTTCTATCTTCTTCTAAGCTGCATTTTTGAAAGTTATATCCAAATCTATGATTTAAATATTTTGCAACTTGATCTGCTAATAAATTGCCTTTTTCAATTCGATCTTTTATGTTTTCTGTCTTAATCATTTAAGTTCATCTCTTCTATGTATTGATTTTTAATATCAGTAAAAGTGCTTATCATTTCTTCAGTAGAAAGATTATGCTCTTTCTTTCGTTGTAATGCATATTCCTCTAGAGTCTTTTCATTCTTGTTTAACATTCTTACAAATTCTTTATGTTCTGTTTTTGGAGCAATTTGAACTATGGTATTATTTGTTCCGTCTTCATTCAATGTGAATTTTTTTCTTATTTCTATATTTACATATCCATCTATAGTAACGATATCGCCACCATTATTAATAATTGTAGATACAATTTCTGGATCTTCATCATCTGAGTAACCAACAAGTTCTTGAAAGTTTTCCAAAGGCATAACTATAAGGCAACCGCTTTTACAATACATCTCACTGTTTAGATCAGAACGAACAGACTTCATAAAAAATTCCTCAACTTAAAAGTTTTTATAAGGATATAAATAGTAATGCCTATAAAAATTCCCTTAAAAATATTTACAAGCAAGAGTTTTATTAACAGCATCAATTGACTCAGCCAATAACTTCTCCATACTCTTTTCTTCGATTTTGCGACAAACATATTCACCAAGACACCAAACTTGATTGATTTTTAAATGAGAAGGAGATTCCATTAAAAATGGTTCTATTGATTTTGACCTATTCGTTAAAAAAACTATACCACAAAAATCATCAGATGGATTTTTAATATAGTCAATAAGTTCTTTTGCAACACCCAAACAAG